GCAGCGTCTCCGCCGCGCCCCTCTCTCTACTCTCTACTCTCCACCCTCCACTGCCTACGCCAGCAGCACCTGGCAGAACGCGCTCGGCCTGATCAGCCCGAACGCCGCCCTCAACTCGGCCAAGATCGCGATCAGGTTGCGGATGAACCAATCATCGTGGCTATCCGTCATGCTGATCGTCGCCTGCTCGCGGTCCCACAGAACCGCCTTGCTCCAGTTACCCAGCAGCGCCGCGCCCGCCGGCAGCGTCTGGCTCGTCACCACCGGCAAGCCCCACAGCGTCCGCGGTCCCAACCCGAACGGCCCGGCGTAGTAATACCGGTTCACGCCGTCCTGGGTCAGCTCAACGCCCTCCCAGTCCACCGGGTTGAATACCCACGCCGTCGGCGTCGCGCGCCCCGTGATTTGCACGGTCGTGATCGCCTGCCGCGTCGTCTGCAACACGTTCACCGCGAATGGCTGCACCAGCACGCCCGCCGTATTGAGCACGCCCACGAAATTCTCACCGACGCCATTGCCGTTGACGATCTGGTTCTCCAGTTCCTCCTGGAGATCGTCCCGCAGCTCCTGGTCAATGATGCCCCGGATCTGCGACGCATCCGCCAGCGCCCGCTTGGTCGCGCCGACGTACACCGCGATCGTCTTGACATCCGCGTGAACCCGCTCGAAATTCATGTGGCCCTGTGGCTTGGTGCCGGTGATCTCGCCCGTCGCCCCGCTCGGATATTTGACGTTAGCTTCCGGCGTGGGCGCGGCCTCCTGCACCTGCCGCGTCTGGCGCACGAACTCGACCATGTCGCTGGTCGTCGTCCGGCGCGCAACCAGCCCCAGCACGTTGAGCGGGAATCGCCCCAGTGGCTCATAGATGCCGGTGTAATCCGGCGTCACGAACGCGCCCGCGCTCAGCGGGTCCGCGCCCGCGATGAGCTGCTTGAACTCGATCGGCGGCGAGGATAGCCCCTTCAGGCTCTCCGGCACCGTGCCGTTCGGCGCGATCCGCCTCATCCACTCCTTGAACGCCGGAGCGTTGACAAACTGCTCGCCGATGCTCGGCCCACGCCCTTTCGTCGTGGCCGGCTGCGGCGCCGCCTGCTTCCGCTCGCCAGCATCCTCGATGCCAGCGCCCAGTTCCAGGATCGCCGCCCTGATCGCAGCATCGCCCTCAGCCGCCTTGATCTCGGCCTTGAGCTTCTTGGCCTCGGCCAGCAGCGCATCCACCTGCGTGCGCTCTTCGTCGGTGAAATCGCGTTTCCCCTTCTCGGCCAGGTCGCAGATGGCGCGGGCGTCCGCCAGCGCCTTCCGCATCAGTTCTTTCTTATCCACGTCAATCCTCCATTTGTTCGATTTCGATTTGCGACGCAACCACCTGCACGCTCGGCGTCTGACTCCTGGGCGTGGTCTCAGTCACGTCTTGAGACTCCTGGCCGTGGTCTTCTTCCGCTTTCCTGGTGGCCGCCTCGAAACTACCCTCGTGATCCTTGCAATGTGAACGCGCCTCCGCAGCTGTCCACACGTCGTCGGCGTAACGATACGCCTGCTCAGTCATCGTGTCATCGTGTTTCAACTTGCCCATGATGACCGAATAGATCTTGCCCTTGTGCTTGCGTTGTGTCCGCCTGAATGAATCCGCCTGGAAATCGCCCGGTTGGCGCAGCCGGCACGCGTGCTCGTTCGGAAAAGGCTTGACTCCCTTGATCGCCTCCGTCCGCGTGTCAATCCCCGCCCCCAGCATCACCGGCGACACCTCCGCCACTTCCAATTCCTTCAGGAACCGCACGTCGAGCGGATCTCCGTCAGGACCGTCAAATTTGCCCTGTTCGCTATTGAGAACGTCGTACCCATACGACCATTCTTGCAGCTCGCCGAGGTTTTTGACAGTCTGGTAGGTCTCCTTCCCCGCCAGCGTATCCAGGAAAAAGCGGCCATCCACCCACGCCTGCTTCTCGTCCTGGTGAATCACCCCCCGCCCCACCGGCAGATCCTGCCACCGGTGGCCCCAGTACGAGATACGCACCGCCGCGTCATCCTGGAACGCCCCCGGCAGCGTCACGTCGCCGTCCTTATCCACCATGTTGAACGTCGAAAACACCGCCCGAAACTCCCCCGGCTGCCCGTCCGCCTTGATCTCCATCGCTGCCCTAAATGTCTTGGTCTTCATCTTCCCCTCCGTCCTTCTCGGTCTTCCGTCCTTCGTCCTCGGTCCCGCTGTACCCAGCGCCCCATCCTCCGTCCTTCGTCCTCGGTCATTCCCCCCGCCCGAACGTCACGCTGCACGTGCACCCCGCCACCTCGTCCGCGCCCCCGGCCGGATCCCCTGGCCACATCATCCCGTTGCTAAATAGCTCCCGGATCCCCACCGTCGCCCCGCCCATCCTGGCGTGACTGGGGCGTGGGTTCGTCGAGTTCACGTGCCACGTCTTGGTCTTCAGCCCGCCCTGCCTCGCCGCGTTCATCGTCCCAAAGTTCGCCAGAGTCGTCGTCCGGCTCATCCCGATCTGCGCCGCCCGCGCGCTCAGCGCCACCTCGAACACATTTTTCAGCGCGTCCAGCGGATCCTCAGCCTGAAGCGCCTCCTCGATCTGCGCCCGCGTCGCCGCGTTCACATTCTGCGCCCCGATCCGCGCATTCTCCGCGATCCACGCCTCCATCTCGCTCACGTCCAGATCGTTCCCCAGCTGGTCCGCAACGTACTGCGCAAACTCATTCACCGTCGCCGCGCCCAGCCTGCGAAAATCCACCGTCAGCTCCGCGTCCCACCGCGCCCCATCCCACAGCACCGCAACGTCCGGCGCCGCCTTCCGTCCCGCACAGCGGTCCTCCGTCCTCGGTCTTCCCCCGTCCTCCGTCCTTCGTCTTCCGTCTGTTTTCGCCCTCTTCAACACCACATCCCGCTGCCTCTCGAACACGCCCACCATGTGCAGCGTCCACCGCTTCCGGGTCGCCGCCCGCAGTTCCGGCTGCGTCGGGTCCACCTCCCCCGCCGCCTTCCGTCCCTCCGCGTCCTCCGTCCTCCGTCCTCGGTCCTCGGTCTTCCCCCGTCCTCCGTCTTCCCCCGCCAACTCCGCAATCGCCCGCGCCATCCGCTCCAGCGCCAGCGCCGCCTTCACCGCATCCATTATTTCGTCACCTTGTGGAACATGACCAGCACTTCGTCGTCGTCGTCAATCCTGGCTGGCATCCTCTGCCAACAAGTGCTTGGATATGGCGGATGCGGCGGTCCAGGAATCAATACCCACGAGAGCGCGCCTGAAAACGGCACAGCCCCATTCAAAATTTTTCTAGATCGGCGTATCAGATTTCCCGCGAATGTCAGCGCGCCCCATAATCCTCTTCTGATCGCCCGCGTCAACGTCCCCGCAAATGATAAAGTTCCAGAGATGGCCACATTTGACGACATGATCGTCGTCAACGATCCAGCGAAGGAAACCGCGCCAATAAAAATTTTTTGTGTCTGGCGTGTCAGATTCCCAACAAATGACACCGCACTGGCCAGCCCCGTGTTCACCTGTCGAGCCAGGTCGCCCGCAAATGTCAGCGCGCCCGATAGATTCGTGCTGATTGCCCGTGCCAGATCGCCTACGAACGTCAGCGCGCCCGACACCGCCTTGCCCGCCTGCGTAGCCAGGCTCCCCGCAAATGACACCGCACCGGCCAGCGCCGTGGCCACCTGTTTGACCAGGTCGCCCGCAAATGTCACCGCGCCCGATAGATTCGTGCTGATCGCCCGTGCCAGATCTCCCGCAAACGTCACCGCGCCAGATAGCGCCTTGCCCGCCTGCGTGGCCAGGCTCCCCGCAAACGACACCGCGCCGGCCAGCGACGTGGCCATCTGTTTGACCAGGTCGCCGACGAACGTCACCGCGCCCGATAGATTCGTGCTGATTGCCCGTGCCAGATCGCCTACGAACGTCAGCGCGCCAGATAGCGCCTTGCCCGCCTGCGTAGCCAGGCTCCCCGCAAATGACACCGCACCGGCCAGCGCCGTGGCCACCTGTTTGACCAGGTCGCCCGCAAATGTCACCGCGCCCGATAGATTCGTGCTGATCGCCCGT